ATGGGCGTTAATATCAGCTACATGGGTACGAAGCGTGAAATTGCACCCGCGGTTGTGGATGTGATCGACTCTACACGTCCAGGCATAGCATTAGATCTTTTCGCCGGAATGTGCTCGGTCGGAGAGGCTTTGAGTGCTGTCAGGCAGGTTTGGACAAATGATGTTCAAAAATTCGCTTACGAAGTAGCTACAGCTGTTTTCACCGATAAGGGTGCGCCGGACGATCGTCTCGTCGTCTCTGATCGCCATTTTCCAATCTTTGAGACGGAAAAGAATACTATTGCTAAGTTTTTTCAGAGATCGCTCTCAATCGAATCGGAATTATTATTATGCGAGGATTTTCAAGAGTTTGAGTTAAAATATTTAGAGTTTAAAAATTCATTTCAAGAAGAACTTGGTAATTTCAGTCGCAAGAAATACTCATTGTTTACTTCTATATATGGCGATTCATATTTTGGATTAAGACAGGCCATCGAAATAGACGCGGTTATAGCTACAATTCATGGCGCGAATGTTCAGTCGAATGAAGCACGATGGTTGAGGATTGCGTTAGGGCGCGCGATGCTGCGTGTTGCAAATTCAACAGGGCATTTTGCACAGTTTTTAAAACCTAAAGCTTCATCGTTTCGCACTTTTATTCGTCAAAGGCGAAGAAGTGTTTGGGAAGAATTACTAAATGCTGTCGAGGAAATGTATCCTGTTGGCACGCGGGATTGGCGTAGAAGAAATAAGAGCTTCAATTTGGATTGCTTGCAACTTGTGCCAGCGCTTCTGGATTACAATGAGCGTCCATCAGTGATCTATGCAGATCCGCCATATACAGATGATCAATATTCGAGGTTCTACCACTTACTCGAAACTCTGATTTTGTATGATTATCCTATTGTTTCGGGAGCTGGTTTGTATCGCCCCGACCGCTTTCGCACGCCTTTTTCCCTCCGAACAGAAGCGGCAAGTGCGTTGGAGACGCTGGTCAGCCAGGTGGCATCTACAGGCGCAGATATGGTCTTGAGTTACCCTACAAATGGTTTGGTTTACGAGGTTGGCTCGGATCCGTTGTATATCATGAGAAGACACTATCGATCAGTTGAACGATGTTATGCCATATCGCATGAGCACTCGACATTTGGTGCGTCAAAGGGGCAAGCAAAATCAACGGTTGTTGAACAGATTTTTTTGGGACAGTTATGATCATGGATAGGCAGCCACACGGCCAATTAAAAGATCTATCGCCAGATAAGATCCGTCGAAATCCAGAGAATCCTCGGCTTTTCTTTCGTCCAGAAGAAATGGACACCTTGATGGCGTCGATTCGACGCTTCGGTATTCAGGTCCCCCTCACGGTATATGAGGAAGGTGACGAATACGTTTTGATCGATGGGGAGCGCCGCTGGAGGTGTTCTCTGAAGCTTAATTTGAAGCGTGTTCCTGCTCTTGTACAACCTAAGCCGTCCCCGTTGAACAATCTCCTTCTTATGTTCAACATTCATGCTCTCCGAGAGCAATGGGATTATTTGACTATCGCTAACAAGCTTCCGAACGTCATAGCGCTTTTTGAATTAGATAATGATGGTCGTACTCCAAATGAATCTGAGCTTAGTGATATTACGGGCCTAACGCGCGGGCAAATACGCCGTTGCCGTTTGCTTTTTGATTTGCCCGAGATGTATCGCAAGCAGCTCGAAGAAGAGCTTTCACTGCCGAAACATCTCCAGCGCCTCTCTGAAGATTTTTTTATCGAGATGGAGAGAGCGTTAAAGACAGTTCAAAATCGAGTTCCAAGTGCGATCCCTAATCTGAATGATGCACGCGATGCCCTTATTCTAAAGTTTAGAGACGGCACAATTAATAACATCACTGATTTCCGCAAGCTTTCTAAAATTGCGACATCAATTAGCAATGTGGGTGTTAGAGAAAGTAAAGCTAAGAAGGCAATAGACGATATTTTCGATTTGAGTAAGAAAGTCAGCATCCATGATGTATGGACTGAACAATTCGAAATGCGTTATGATGAAAGAAAGATTAAACTTAGTATAGATTCTGTCTATGAATACCTTGATGCTACACTCGAGAGCGAACATGAGATCATTATTGGAGATGATCTAGTTGAGCGTTTGAACAAGCTAAGGGATATGATTGACCGTATACTTGAGGATGACCATGGCATTTGAAACGCTTAGTGATCGTCTTAAGGTAGTCGCGGAAAGAACGCTTACTCAATGTAAAGCCCGTTACGGCAGTAATGGGGTGAAAATTGAAACGGGTATTTCGGACACGATATTATGGCGTCCAACCTTCTTTATTAAAGTTGGCAAGAGTAAGATTGTCGCAGTTGAGGTGGAGGACAATTTATATCCCAACATTCTAAGTAGCGCCGCTTATGAAATTAGCCATTTTGACTTTCCTGTCTCGGTCTATCAAGCGTGCTCACTTGAAGCGTATCAAAGCGATCCGAAGCAGGTGAAGGTCCGTTCTCTTAAAACACACGGATTTGGAATCATAACGGTTGATGATGATGGGACGGTTGTCTTTCAACATCCTTGCGTTCCGTTAGCACAGCACATTTCTGAAGATGTATTGGAGCGTGAGATTAGACCGCTAAGCAATACCATCAGGGTTGCGTTTCGACAGGCTCATGAGACATACGTCAGCAATATTGGTCAAGGTCTCCAGAGTGCAGGACAGATTATTGAGGCGATGGTCTTTTCGCTTGGGAAAAATGCGAAGAAAAATGGCCTTATCACCGAAAAGGTTCTCAGCGGCAATCTAGCTGGTCTGATAGACGCGCTCTATGCGGATAAATCATTCGCGAACCATCGAGCAGCGCTGGGAGCAGCAAGAGACTTTGTTAAAGAGTTTCGAAACACTGCAAGTCACGCGCCTAAAACTGGCAAAGAAGCAGCTGATAAAATTCGAAAATGTAAGCGAGGCTTTTCTGATGCAATAGTGATTGCAGAGAAGCTTAAGATTTTGGCTTCTGCATTGAATTATAAGATCACTATACATATCACCTAAAAATGGTGGTGATTGTTCTACTGTCGCTTGGGGAGCAATTTATGAATTGCGTTTTCAGCGAGGTGTTTTCTATTGGCATTCCGGGTATAAAGCGTTGTTTGTTGCTTGGTGGTCCACCCGAAGATTGCCATTAACTCGTCGTCAGTAGCACCGTTCTCAGCTGCAATAGTTGCTCCTGCTTTTCTTAGGCCATGAGCTGAGCAATGTGGAAGTTCTGCTGCATCGCACCACTTGCGCACGCGGGTGCCTAATCCGTCTTTCGAGTATGCATTTCCGTAGTCGTTTATCAGGAGTGTGAGATCTCCTGTCTGGCTCGCATCAATTGTTGTTTGCAACAGGGGCAAGATGGGAAACTCGACAAGTACGTTGCTGCTATGCTTTGTTTTGCCGGGGCGATATTTCAGCCAGCCATTCTGCATGTGCTGTCTTCCCACCTGCGCCAGATCCGAAATGCGTAGGCCGGTGAAAAGCGCGAGGTGCAGGAATAGGCGAGCGGTAGATCCTACGGGGTGCTTTTTCTCGAACTGCCTGACTTCTTCAATAGTCCATGCGTGATGAGACTGGTCGGCCTTGCCGCGTGAAATGCCGTGCGCTGGATTGGTCGCAATCAATCCGTTTTTCTCAGCCCAGTCAAAGAGTGCGGATATGGCTTTTACCACATTGTTTCGTGCGCCAGCTGTTTCTCGCAGCTCGTCGCGCACTTCGGTGATGTGCCGCTTCTCCATTGCCTTGTAGGGAAGATCGCCTCGGCGATGCTTATTCGTTCTACTGTCGCAGATTTCTTCAATCATAGTAACACGACGGCTAAATGTGTCATCAGTTACGGTGCCGCGAGCGCGCCGTTTGTATTCCTCCAGGAGCCATTGCAGGCTGGCGGGCTTAGCTATCGTTATGCCTGATTTTGGCGTGGTATTTTCCGGCTCGTATGGAAGGCCCAGTCGAGCGCAAGCAACCTCGCGCTCAAAAGCTTGTGTGCCTGGCTTTTCGTGAAGTCGCACTTTCGGGCGTCCCGTCTTTCTAAAATAAAGACGGACGTTCTGAAAGCGATCTCGATCTACGCTCACGCCTTTCGGCAGCTTGTTATCTGTGCTCATTCGTCCCAAGGATTGCCGTTTGCGCTGAGTGCGTCAAGATCTTCACGGCGATGCGGTACAGATCGCCATGCTTCACCAAGTTCAACCACGTCCCATACCAGCCTGCCGCCGAGCAAGCGTGGCTGAGGAAGCTGACCGACTTCTACCAATCGATCGAATAGGCTGGGGCTAATATCAAACAGTGCTGCGGCCTTCAATCTGCCTACGCCAAAAGGTGGCAGAGAATGCGGCAGTGATTCCATGCGCTGTGCTTTAGCTGGCATGAAAGGCCTCCGTACTCTTGAAACGCACTCTCACTGTCTTATCTGTCTGGCAGAGCAACGAACTGACACTGCCATGACGAAAATTCACTTCAACAAACGGCAAGAGCCGGATGGAACCTGGACCGTTGTTAGGCTTTTGACAGGCGAGCCTGCCAAGCTTAACGGCCAATTTTGTTGCAATCTTCGGCGAGATGAAGCACAGGAAATTACCAGCTATCTCAACATGCTGGGCGATGGCGATCATGACACACCGCCGTCAAAGTAGGTGATTTCCCATGTGGGGTGATACAGTAACGGTTCATTGCTTTCCCCGTCAAAGCGAATGAGAAGGTACTGGTTTTGAGCGCCTTCTATCGTTCCATATTGAGGCTTCTTGCCGCCTGTATATTTGACCCGACCGTCAACGCGAGCCGGAACACGATAGTAATCTTTGATGTATTCGAGGCTCACGACTTACTGGCCTCCTTTTCGCGCAAAATGCGTTTCACTTCGTCTGAAGCTTCCTTATCAGTTGGTTTTCTGCCCAGACGCGCTTCAAGCTTGCCGTAGATTGTATGGGGACCGGCGTTGTGCCATTCGACTGTGACTTTCATGGCTGTTACCTCAGATCACTTGAAGTTCTTGCAGCATTCGCGTCACGAACGGTTCGAGATCGGAGGCGGTCATATAAACTACTTCGTGCGTGGATCCTCCACAGCCATCAGACACTTCAGCTGTGACGGTCTCGCTACGTAACGCGTATTCGATTGCATATCGGATTTCGGTTTCAGTAAGCATTGCTTTAGTCGCCATGGTTTCCGCGCTCCTATCAACGCATTGGCATGATGATGAACAGGGGAGGGTCGCCCGCTTCTGGATCTTGCACGGGCGAAATAAGGCATGGGCTGTTCGACGCCTCGAGCGCGAACCGAACTTCCTCAGAACCAATCGCACTGAGCACGTTGGTGCAATATTTGTAGCTAAGGCCGATACTGATATCTTCGGGATGGCTTTCCGAGAGCGACACCGCGTCTTCCATGTTGCCAGCCAGCGGGTTTTCGATTTCTAGCCGCACATCATCCGCGCCAAATGCGAATTTGATCGCGTCAGATTTCTCACCAACGACCAGACTGACGCGGCCCACGGCTTCAAGCAGCGCTTCACGGTCTACATGATAGAGCCTGTCGTTGCGCGTTGGGATGATGCGCTGGTAATCTGGATAGGTGCCATCGACGAGTTTTGAAGTGACGGTCACGCCGTCCTGAAACGCGAAGCGTATCTTTCGGTCCGACAGGCTGATGACAGTATCGCCACCCGCTTTCGTGCAGTGTGAAAGAAGATTGAGAATGCCACGTGGAATAATAACTCCCGGCATGCCGTCGCAGCCATCGGGAGCCTTGATTTTCAAATAGGCGAACTGGTGTCCATCCGTCGCGACAAAGTTCAGCTTACCTTCATCCCCATGCATAAATATGCCGTTGAGATAGTATCGCGACTCTTCGGTTGAAACAGCGAACCCAACATTTGAAAGTGCTCGCGATAAGTCATTTGCGGGCAAGTTAAACGCGTGCGGAAAGTTGTTGCCCGGCATCTCCGGGAAGTCAGAAGCTGGTAGAACTGGAACTTGAAGCTTCGAGCGACCGGCTCTGATGTTAATAACAGCGTCATCGCCTTCAAACTCAATCTCGCAGCCGTCCGGGAGTTTGCTGACTGCGCTGTGCAGCAGGCCGGAAGAAACCGTAAATGCCGGGAAGTCCGAAATGCCTCCCTGCACGGCACGCGCCTTAACTTCCACGTCAAGGTTTGTACCTGAGACTGTCAGATGGCCGTTTTCGCACTGGATCAGTACATTGCCCAGAATTGGGACAGTCGGCTTCTTTTCAACGGTGCGGTTAGCCACTGCAAGAGCTGGAAGGAGGGCGCGTCGCTCTATCGTGAAGTGTATTGTTGCTGTCATGAATCTCCCTCTCGCGGGCTAATTGAAATGCTTGAATTAATCGCTCTGCCGCTATGCGCGGGATTGCCTCGCGCCTTTCCGGCGCGGCGGTGTGTGTAATCAGGTCGGCTGTCGCCCGTAGAAGCCCGTCAATGAGTGCGTCTAAGGTTTCGTCTGGGGGAAATCCGATTGTCCGTACTTCTCGCCATTGCTCTTGAAATGTGTCGAGCACGGCTTGTCGGGCGTCATCCGCAATCATTTGCAGAGTTGCTCGATTTGGCCCGCCTGCGGACAATTGGTGCGATCAGCCGAAAATGCTTACAGCCAAGATCGCCGCACATACGCTGCCTGCAATCAGCGTGGCAATCGCGACCATATGATCGAACTGGTGTGCGTGCGATTTGTAAGCGGTAGGAAGATGAAATCCGCCATCAACCTCAGTTTGGAAACGGATTTCGTTATACATGGCTGGCAACCTGACGAACCGATAGGCGGCGTGCAAGCGCAGCTGCGCGAGCACCGAAACGGTCGACCACATCACCGGAAAAGCCGTGGTGCGCAAGTGTTTCAGGGGAAACGTTGTCGCCAGAAAATGCCAGCACGCGCATCGTGTCTGCCATTTTGACAATCACATTGTCGCGGCAAGAGAGGGAGTAGCTAGGGGTTGGCTTCATCGGTTCAAATCTAATCATCAGTCTCGCTCCGTTTCTGCGCTAACCGATCTGTTTCGGCGGCTCGCAAAAGTAAAGCACTGCTTTCAAATAAAATGCAAGCGATACTTTAAAAAATAGAAGTGAGATTCGATTCGACAATGCGAAAAAAAGAATCAATATTGAGAACAAAATTAGAACAGGGTGGTTTGAGTAATGTCTTGTGTCCAAGAGCCAACCGTAGGATCCACGTCGGTTATAGAGATTGAATGTGCGGACTGTGGGCGTATTAGATGGCGTAAGCCGCACGATTTGTATCGTGCTGGCGTCACCAAGCAGACGACGATCCGTCAGCTCGGATTAAAGCTGTTTTGTACGGGATGCAGAGATGAAGGGTTGCCGGGGAGAAGTTTGATTCTCAGCCCTAGATTCGCAACGAACAGCGCCCGGATTTACGCAGAAGCCTATCAAATCAATAGCCGAGAAGCTCGCGCGTAGGTATTACTCGCCACATATTCTTTATGGCATATGGATCAAAACTGAGTTCTTGAGCAGGGTTGTATTGCTTGCAGAGAATCTCGGTTTTCGTCCTTTTTATCAGTCTTTTAATGTAGGCTTTGCCTACAGTCTCGTCGTCGGTAGGAAACATTTCAATGACTACGTCATCTCCTGCGACAGCATCGCGACCGCCGCAATAAAGCAGTTCCCCCGGTTCGTAGCGGGGGACCATGCTATCGCTAAGAACATGTAGTGCGAAGACTTTGCGCAGATGGGCAATTCCAGCTGGTCGCCGGGCGTAGCCCGCTACTTCACCGTTTAGTGTGAAATCGCCGTCATCGCCGCCAACAGCTACTCCTAGAATCTCAACATCAAGTGGCCCGGTGTCTATGTGCCCAATATCCGTGATTATTTCTGCATCAGATATGGCGTGATTCTCTGTCAGGAATTTTACTTCACCTCTGCTTAAGGCAATGGGGTCGATCCCTAAGAACGCCGAAACCGCCTGCAAGTTCTCCATAGAGAGCGTATTTGCACCTCGCTCCCAGTTGCCTACAGCCCCCGTGCTAACGCCCGCGGCTTGCGCAATGTCGCGCATTACCAAGCCGCGTTGCCGTCTAGCGGTGCGAATAGCGGTGCCAATTCTTTGAGCTAATTGAGTTTCGTTCATGTGAGGATGTGACGTAAACAGCATGATTTCGTCCATGGAAGAATTGCTTGCAAGAAAATGAAAGCTATGCTTTAAAACAAGTATGGCTGACAAAGATGAAATGCATCAGGCCCTAGAGGCCGCAAAAGCAAAGGCGGGTGGCGCGAGTTCCTTGGCTCGTGCCCTCCGAATTACTCCGCAGGCAGTAAATCAATGGAACGTCGTTCCTCCAGAGCGCGTGCTTGAGGTTGAGCGTTTTACGGGGATATCCCGCCATTTGTTGCGGCCCGATGTGTTTGGCAGTCAGCCTGACGGACTTCTCAATTCGGTGCGTAACAGCGCTGGGGTGTCCGTTTCTTCCGCAGATCGTTCGGACACATTGGAGTGTGTGACTGGCTTTGTTTCGCCTGCTGACCTCCCCAGTGGCGAAGCTGGGGCGCGCTGTAGCAATGCTGGGCAGCGCGCCCCGACCGCAAGTTCCGATTTGGTGGCAGCGCCATGAAACCATCATTCGTATCCTTTCATAAGCGTTGGACCTGTGGTCCGCCTCGTTTCGAGTAGATGGTCAAGCTTTAACGGCGCGGCCTGAGAGTTTCACCGAATCCTTTGACGACTTTTTTTCCTTGAAATTTTCAGGGGGGTGTTTCGTGCGCACTATTTCAGAGCAAGAACAGCGTTCGCTTAAGTCTGCCACCGATGGCGCTTATGCATTGGCAGGCGGCATTAGCTGCATTCTGCCATTTACCCGCGTCGGTACTTCGACACTTTCCAAATACGCATCATTCAATGATGAGCATCACGACAGTTTCATTCCGCTTGATGTTGCTATCGAGGTTGATCGCAAAGCGAAATCCCCGACGATCATTAAGCAAGCTGCGGAATTGCTTGGTTATGAACTAGTTGCAGCCAATGCTGTGATTGACGGTGATAACGCGCCGCTGACGGCAATGGATGCGCACCGCGTCATGTCTGAAACAATGGACGTTTCGCAGGCTGTTCTTGCAGCTCTGGCAGATGGTCGCATCGATGCTGGCGAACGCAAGACCATCGCCAAGGAAGCGCGCGAAGCAATGCGGGCGCTCGAAGACCTGCTACGCAAGGTGGGGGCTTAACGATGGTTTCCGTCTCAAGCCTTGTTGATCAATGGATCGCTGACAATGGCGCTCCCCGGCGGTTCGAGCCGGAAGTAAGCGGGAGCTTTGAATACTTCAACTGCTATCTGCATCGCTTTGGTATTCGCCTTCGTATGCAGGGCTGGCGCTGTCACTACTCGCAAAACGGCGGTCAATGGCGTCCCATTCCTCGCCGCCGGGTGCGGAAACTGGTTGACGAGTTGCGCAAGCTTGAAGGGTTGGAACCCCTCCGGGCGGTGCGGCAATGATCAAGCGCCTGCTTAAGCACGACTTCATTATCCCCGACATCGTCGCTGTCCTCATTAATCTGACGGCGGCTTCTCCTTTTTTTATAGCCATTTATTTGGCGGAAAGGCGCTGACATGGATGCACCTGTCCATATCAAGATTGCCGATATCGATGTGCGCGACCGCTTGCGTGAGGTTGATGCGTCGAAGGTTGAAGCACTCAAGCAATCCTTTGCCGAACTGGGTATGCGCACGCCGATCACGGTTCGCGTCGGTGAGGGCGTTTTGCCATTTGTACTGTCAGCTGGTGCCCACCGTCTGGAAGCCGCCCGGCAGTTGGGCTGGCTGGAAGTTCCCGGCTTTATTCGTGACGAAAGCGAGCTTGATTCCGAGTTGTGGGAAATCGATGAAAATCTGGCACGTTCGGAATTGTCGGCTGCGGATCGCGCCGTGTTTACGTTCCGGCGCAAAGAGCTTTACCTGATCAAGTATCCGGAAACGCAACATGGTGGCGACCGGAAATCAAGCCGCCAACTTGGCGACTTGATCGAACGTCAGGAGCGCCGCAGCTTTGTCGCTGCAACGGCGGAACTGACAGGCAAAACCGAGCGGTCTATCCAGCGCGACGCCGAACGCGGCGAGAAGATTTGCGAAGCGGCACTTCGCATGCTGCGGGGGACGCGTCTCGATAATGGTGTGACACTGGATCGGCTTAAAAAGCTGCCGAACGATCTGGCGCAGATCGCCTACATTGAAGGTGCGCTTGCTGACGAAAAGCGCATCCGGGGCGAAAGCAAGGAAATCCGCACGCACCAACAAAAGGTCAAACATGCAGTTCGCCTGACAACCATGGGCATGATTGCAGATCGTGGCGCTGCCACGGCACCGGCAGAACTGGGACGCGTCTATCCGGTCTATTACTTTGACGCGCCATGGCGGTTCGGTGTGCATTCGGAAGTGACGGGGCGCGAGAAGAGCGCCGAAAATCATTATCCGACCATGGCGACTGACGACATTGTTTCTCTCATGTCGGGATTGATCGGCGGCACAAACCCAGCCGTTTGTTTCGCATGGGCAACCAATCCGATGCTGCTAGATGCATTGCGCGTTCTGGACGCCTGCGGCTTTACCTATGTCCATCACTGGATCTGGGACAAGGAAGTTGCAGGCACCGGTTATTGGGGGCGCGACAGACATGAATTGCTGCTGATCGGGCGGCGCGGCGACATTGCTGCGCCATTGAGGGGCACACAACCTGAAACCGTGCATCGCGAGCGCAAGGGCAAGCATTCTGCCAAGCCTGCATTCTTCGCGGAACAAATTGAGCGGCTTTATCCCGATTTACCGAAGTTAGAGTTGTTTTGTCGTGACCCGCGACCGGGTTGGGATACTTGGGGCTTTGAAGTTGCGGGGAGGGCTGTGGAATGACGGTCGATGGCGCGCGCAAGCGACATATCTATCTGTCGGGGCCTATGACTGGCCTGCCTGAGTTCAATTATCCGACATTTCATCGTGTGACAGCGCAGCTTCGGCAGTCGGGTCATCGCGTCTACAATCCGGCAGAGTTCCCACATGACGGTGATCCGAAAGATTTTCCTATCAGGAATGCCTTTGCATCCTATTGCAATTTCATCTGTCTGGAAGCTGACACGATTATCATGTTGCCGGGGTGGGAGAACTCCAAAGGCGCAATTGCAGAACGTCAGTTGGCGCTTAACTGTGCAATCGACATCATCGAATGGCGCGGCGTTTTATGAGTAACGAAGCTCAAGAACTCCGGCGCATTCGCGAAAAACTGGCAGCGCTGAATGGCGATGACTGGCAGTTGTGCTGCGAGGGCGGGGTGTCTTTTGTCGAAGCAAAAACGAGCGACGGCGAACTCAACAAGATCGCGACATTTCATCCGGGCGCAACGCCTGATGAGATTGACATGGTTGTTGGCGCGCCACGCATGGCGGCATTTATGCTCAAGCTGGTGGATCGGGCGATTGCCGCTGTACGACAGGCCGCTCCACGACAGAACGCTCCGCGACAGAGCCGCCAGCGCAATCCCCGCAACTTTGCGGCAGAGGCTGCAATGAAGTGCGATGAGCCGGTTTTCCGGGCGTTTCTCGAAGAACAGCACGGCCTTGAGCGGCCATTAACATCGGATCGCGCGGCGCAACGGCTGCGCTCGATCCTCAATATTAAATCCAGAAAAGAACTGAACGAAAACAGCGCTGCTGCTGAACGCTGGCAGGATTTCCGCGCTGCTTTCGAAGCATGGCTAAGGGTGGGACAATGAGTATTGCCGTCATGTCACGGATATTCAAAAAACAGTTAGGCTCATCAAGCCGGAAGATGCTTGCGGTTCGTCTGGCTGACTTTGCGGACGATAACGGGCGCGGCATTTGGCCGTCTGTAGGCAAATTGGCGCGTGAAACCGATATGTCGGAACGCACAGTGCAACGTCTGTTGCGCGATTTTGTCGATGAGAACCTGCTTATTGTTGTCTCTACAGCAAGCGGGCGTCCGGGCGAAACGACCCGATACAACTTCAACATGAAGGTGCTTCATGGTCTGCCGGACACTGATATTGCTGTTGACGGGTGTCATGGTGTCACCGGTGACACGGTGTCACCCGTGACAACGGCGGCTGAGACGGGTGACATTGACGACGCCGACGGGTGTCATGGTGTCACCCGAACCGTCATAGAACCATCAGATAAACCATCATCTGAGAGAGAGCGCGAGAGCGATCAGGAAAGCAGGGAAAACCGGAAGGCCATTGAGCGTGCATTCAAAAAGGCTTTCCACGTTTGGCCGACTGCGGTCACGGACAGCGAGCCTGACGCGTTCCGGGTCTGGAATACGCTCTCGCCGGAAGATCGCATAGCGGCTTCGGATGGTGCGGCTCGTTACGTCGATGCCGCAAAGGCCATTGGACGCAAGGTTGTATGCTCCTATGCGGTCTATCTTCGAGAAAAGCGTTGGGAAAAGCTGCCAGCGAAAGCGCCGGTCGAACAATCGGGTTCGGTGCCAGCGCCGCAACTTGGCAAGATTTGGGGCGCACGCGTCTATGAGCTTTTGCTGAATGGTCCCACGCAGGCTGTCTCACTGAATGCATTCGAGCGGGACCTCGCAGATAGCGGACGCTTTACGGCTGAGGCGCTTCTTCGCGAAAAGCAGGCACGGCAAGGTTTCCCGGCTGTGAATGAATTGTTCGAACGTGCTTCGAACCGTCGCGGTGCGCTTGTTCCTGCACGATTGCAGGCAATCAAGGACTTGCTTGTTCAAGTTCGTATTGGTGGTGACGAATGGACCGCTTGGGAGGCTTTTCACGTTGAGCGCGGTTGGCCTTGGTTGCCTGATACGGGCAATGCCGAATGGGCTTATTTCCCGGCAGGTGGGCCGGAAGGGTTGAACGGGTTCGAGATTGCTTTGAGGGGATTGGGTGAAAATGATGGCAATTGATCAACGTCATATTGATATCGCAATAGCATCTGCTCCCAGTGAGGCACATTGCCGGGCGATTGATAAGGTGCTTGCAGAACGTCGTCGTATCGCTCGTCTAAGGTCTGTTGCTGCGAATCGGGTAGGGGATGGTTCTCCATGGTTAGTGCTTCAAGTCGTGTCAGGACGCGAATTTCTGGTTCGTGATGCATTGTCAGGCGAAAATATCGAAGTGCTTGTCCCCATGAAAATGGGGCCTAAAATCCGCAGGCAGCATCGCGAAATACCAGCTAAAATGCAGCCTGTAATGAACGGCTATGTGCTTGCTCGTTGCGCTATTTCCAATGAATGCATCGCCGGTCTTTTGAGCTTCGAAGGTGTCGTATCTGTTCTCGGTGGTTATGAGGCGCCGTACTTGGTCAGTGCAGAAAAGGCTATTCTTTTCAAGGTGAAAGCCGAAGGCGGGAAATATGATCATGAACATTTTCACCGCAAGTTTATCGGTGTGAAGTGGGTGAGAATTGCAGATGGTCCATTCGCTGGAAGTCGTGCTGAATTGGTTTCAGGAGGCGCGAAGGGAAATGGGCTAGTTGTGGTTGAGGTTGCTGTAATGGGTCGACCTGTAGCAATGACTTTGCCTATTGCAATCCTCGAACCGTTGTGAATTAAATCTGCTCACGGGATGATCCGGTATGAATAGTGAGCCTCGATACACGGTAAAACGTGGGCACAAGTTGCTGAGGTGGTCGCGCTCGGACCCCGCCTTGACCGTCTCAAACGAGAGACACCGATTCAGGGCCAGTGCGTAAGCTATGCCTACCAATCACTGATACCATTGAGCGCCCTTGAGGCGCTCTTTCCATTTCTATAGAGGCTGATCATGGCAACGATAACGGCGCACTGGGCTGACAAGCACCTGTCACTGTTTGGTAGCAGGCTTGACCAGCTGAACACACGATTTCCTAAAGTGCTGCCACGCATCGTCAATCAGGTTGGCAACAGGGCAAAGACGCAAGTTATTCGGGCGCTGACGAAACAGACCGGCTTGCAGCGCAAGACCATCGTCAAAGCCATTGGCGATCCCGGTGTCGCAAGGCCCGGCAAGCTTTCTTACGATATGGTCACGCGAGGCGGAAACATTCGCCTGAAATACCTGTCGCCGAAGGAAACCCGCAAGGGTGTCTCGGCCAAGCCATTCGGACAGCGCAAGGTTTTCGCGGGTTCGTTTATGAAGGGTGGCAAGTTTCCGAACCGACAGGATGTGCCAAAGTTTTACGGACACGTCTTTCACCGGCTTAACAAGTCAGGCAGTCGTATTACCTACACCCGGTCGGATGTGTTTATCCCAGTGGAAATGACCAAGGGATCAACCAAGGCTGCGTTCGAACGTATGGCAGCGCCATTGCTTCAAGAGCGTGTCGACGCAGCAATCAAGAAGTTGCTGCCATAGGCTGCCGATCAGGGCAGGGCACCCGACCGACCCGGTCAACCCTTCGGCCCCTGACCCCACCCCCTCCATTGGGTCCTTTCCCCGGTCTGTGACCGGAGCGGGTGAGCGCGACTGCGGGATTTCGACCTGTGTAATATTTCATAGGGGGATTCCCCCGCCATTTGGATGGAATCGGAATCAGATGGCTAAAGGTTATTCAGATGAGCTTCGGCAGCAGGTGATTGACTTCATTAATGAGGGCAACACGGTTCGTCAGGCGGCTGAGAAATTCAGTGTCAGCCCCAGCTTCGCTGCGAAAGCGCATAAAAAGCATACAAATCAGCCCGAAGCGCCTTTGTTTTCGGAAGAACCATCTGCGGAAGTCGAAGATGCGCCTGCCGATGATGGCACCATCACTGCAATAGACCTTGCCGAACTGATCGGGGTTTCAAAGCGTGCTGTGTCCGATTTCGCAGAACGTGGAATCATCGTGAAGACAGGACGGAATCGCTATGACATGCGGAAGTCAGTCCAGCTTTACTGCGAGCATTTGCGCGCAATGGCAGCGGGTCGTGGCGGCGAGAACGTAGACACGCTGGCGACAGAGCGAGCGCGTCTGGCACGCGAGCAGGCAGATCAGGCTGCAATGAAAAATGCAGCGATGCGCAAAGAGCTTATCCCGGTCGCAGAGGTACGGCACGAATGGGTGTCAGTCGCTCGCCGGATTAGAAACGTTGTCATGTCAGTACCCTCCCGTTGCCGACAGATGCTGCCCCACCTCACAACATACGATGTTGATCTGATCGATACGGAAATTCGAGCAGCGTTAGCGGAGCTTGGCGATAAGGACGATGACAGCGGCTCTGATGACATTACGGCGGGCAGTTTGGGAGGCATTGACGCCTCCGCCGAAACTGAAGCTGTCGGACTGGATCGAGAAGACGGTTTACCTTCCTGAAGGTGTTTCTTCGCTTACAGGTCGAGTGCGTCTATGGCCTCCGCAGCGAGAGATTGCAGACACTATCGGCGATAGCGCAATTGAGCGCGTCACACTGGTAAAGCCGGTTCGCGTGGGCTTCACCACGCTGCTCACAAGTGCGATGGCGAGTTTTTGTGCAAACGATCCTTCACCTATCTTATCGTTGTTGCCGACGGAGGCTGACTGCCGCGACTATATGGTTTCGGATGTTGAGCCGATCTTTGATGCGTCACCGGATCTGCAAGGTCTGCTGACTGGTGATGTCGATGAGGGCGGTCGAAACACTCTGCTTTCTCGGCGCTTTCCGGGTGGCTTTCTAAAAGTTATTGCTGCCAAGGCCCCACGTAACCTTCGGCGTCACAATGTCCGCATCCTCTTTATCGACGAAGCGGACGGCATGTCGGCAACGAAGGAAGGTTCGCCGATCCTGCTCGCAGAACGTCGAACCCTGTCATTTGCGGATCGCAAGATCGTAATGGGATCGACACCGGTCTACGAAGAAACCAGCCATGTGCTGCAAGCCTTCAAGGATTCGGATCAACGCATTTATGAGGTTCCTTGCCCAGAGTGTGGGCATTTCCATGAGATCCAGTGGTCAGACATTCACTGGCCCGAAGGCGAGCCGGAAAAAGCTTATTATGTCTGCCGCGAATGCGGTTCGGTAATCGACGAACGCCATAAGCCGGGCATGGTCACGAATGGCCGATGGCGGTCGCTCAAGCCTGATGTGAAAGATCATGCCGGGTTTCGCATGAATGCCCTGATTTCACTTCTGCCGAATGCGTCATGGGGGCGTCTGGCGAAGGAATTTGTTAGCGCGAAGAATGATCCTTCGAAGCTGCAAACCTTCATCAACACGATCCTCGCGCAAGGCTGGAAGGAAAACACTGACGAACTGGACGATATTGAGCTTGCGAGCCGGGCCGAAGATTTCAGTCTGGTAGCGGAAGCGGCTGAAGATGAGAGCGAAACGGGTACTACAGGTATCCCGATCCAAGTTCTCATCATCACGGCAGGCGTCGACGTGCAGGATGATCGTCTGGAAATCACTTTCATTGGTTGGGATAAAGAGGGCATCCCTTACGCTCTCGGACACGAAGTGATCTGGGGTCGCTACGATGATCATACAACATGGTCGGAACTGGATGTCGCTCTTGGTACGCAGTGGGATCATCCGCTTGGTGGCAAGATCAAGGTTGAAGCAACCTGCATCGACAGCTCGGACGGCGAGACGATGGAAACCGTCTATCGTTACGCATTCCCACGGTTCCGCAGGCGCGTGTTCGCAATCAAGGGTGTCGGCGGTAACAGGCCATGGATTGAGAAATCCAAGTCGACCGTAAAGGGTGGCAAGCTGTTTATCGTCGGTGTCGACGGTATCAAAAGCCATATCTTCGGTCGCTTGGCGCGTACCAGCTCCATGCGCTTTTCGAAAGCTCTGCCGGATGTCTGGTTTGAGCAACTCGTGGGTGAGCAATTGGTTGTCAAGTATTCACGCGGACAGACGATACGGCAATTCGTGCCGGTGCCTGGACGGCGACACGAAGCGCTTGACTGCACCGTCTACGCCTTTGCAGCCCGACAGATGGTCAATGCCAACTGGGCGCATCGTGAGGGCGAACTTTCCACGCCGCCTGAAACCAAACGGGTTTCAAACATACCAGAAATCGCACCTTCGGAGTGGTTATAGCCATGGCGACGTTAGATGATCAAATTGCAGCGCTCGAAGATGCGATAGCAACGGGCGCAAAGAAAGTCATTTTCCATTCGGGCGGCACGCGCCGCGAAGTGGAATATCATTCCCTCAAAGATATGCGTGAAGCGCTTGCGGATCTCAGATCCCGCAGACAAGGCCGTTCACGCATTATATTGGCGGCATTAAACTAATGGGCATCACCAATATTCTCGATAAGGCGATTGGCTACGTCTCGCCTCATTCAGGCTTGCGCCGTATTCAGCAGCGTGCCGCAATGGAGATTGCCCAGCGCAGTTATTCCGGCGCTGAAACCAGCCGACTAAAATCGGGCAGGCGAGCGAAGTCCACATCCGCTGATGCTGAGATTACGCGGGCGGGTCGCGTCCTTCGGGATCGCATGCGCGATCTCGTCCGTAACAATCCGTACGCTGCAAAGGCGGTATCCGAGCTTGTCAGCCATGCGATTGGTGATGGGATCATTCCCAGATCCAAGGATAAAGAACTGAATAAGCTGTTTCTTGAATGGGGCAAGCACTGTGATGCGGATGGGGATCTCGACTTTAATGGGATTGTGGCCCTTGCAGTTCGGGAAATGTTTGAAAGCGGTGACGGTATCGTGCGTCGTCGTCGCCGCAGACTTGAGGATGGATTGCCAGTTCCGCTGCAATTGCAGGTGCTGGAATCGGATCTGATAGACACCACGAAAGAGGGTGTATTGTCTGGCGGCGGGAAAACCATTCAAGGCATTGAGTTTGATGCCCTTGGGCGCAAACGCGCCTATTGGATGTTTGGTTCGCACCCCGGCAACAGCTTCTTTGATCCGCAGTCGACCATTGTTTCCAAACCGGTGCCTGCGGCTGACATTGCGCATGTTTTTGAAAAGCAGCGCACGCAGGTGAGGGGTGTGCCATGGGGCACGCCAGCAATGTCAGACACGTTTGATCTGGCTGAATATGAGCAGGCCGAGCTAGTTCGAAAGAGGCTGGAAGCTTGTCTCGTCGGTGTCATGACGGGTGGCGATATTGATGACAATATCGGTATGCCCATGACCGGTGAGGATGGGAAAGCACTTCAACCGGGTCTCTACAACGCTCGTGGGCAGCGGGTTGAAAAGGTTGAACCGGGCATGTTCCTCAATGCCGTCGGTGGCCGTGATATTAAGTTCTCGCAGCCTGCTGTCACTGACAGCTACGACCCTTACAAGACTTCGATGTTGCATACGGTGGCTGCGGGTTGGCGGGTTCCGTTCGCTCTGATGACCGGCAGGCTCGACAAGGTTAACTACTCGTCGAGCAAAATCGGGCTGGAAGGCTTTCGCCGGATGATCTCAATGTTGCAATGGCAGGTGATCATTCCAATGCTGTTGCAGCCTCTTTGGGACTGGTTTTGCGAGGCCGCATATCTGGCTGGCAAGATCCAGACGCCGACCGTGGAAGTCGAGTGGTCGCCTCCTCGCTTCTATTCAGCAGATCCGCTGAAGGATGTGAAAGCGAGAGTTCTGGAAGTCCGCGCCGGTTTCCGCTCCCTTCCATCCGCAATTGCTGAGACGGGTGAAAATCCAGAAGACGTGATCGACGAGATTGAGGCGTTCAACAAAAAGCTGGACGACAAGGGTTTGATCTTTGACAGCGATCCGCGCCGCATCTCGCAGGCCGGACAAACGCAACAAAACAGCGACTCTGATGATCCTCCCGACAAGGATGAAAACGATGACGAAACTTAATCTGCGCAAGATGCCGGATAGTCTGCCAATGCAGATGCAGGAAGTTCGCTTACTTCCCTCCGGCATTAATGCCGAAACACGTACGGTTGAACTCGTCTGGACAACGGGTGCCACAGTTCGGCGTCGTCGCTATGTTGGCTGGGATACAGTCGTTCCATTCGATGAGGTTCTCGTTGTCAGCGACAAAGCGATTGATCTCACGCGCATGAATGCGGGCGCTCCCGTACTCGACAGTCATTCAGCATGGTCAACGTTTTCGCAGGTCGCCGTGGTTGAACGCGCGTGGATTGACGGTGGTGAAGGTAAAGCGAGTATTCGCTTTCCCAAAGCTGGAATTGATGAGCGGGCAGATCGAATGTTTGGCCTCGTCTCTGACGGCATTATCAAGAATGTGTCGGTTGGATACTCCATCGACAAGATCCGCGTCGAGGAAGCTACTAAAAAGGGTGAGGTCGAAAAGGTTATTGTCGAGCGCTGGACGCCGAATGAAATCTCCTTTGTGACAATCCCCGCAGATCCTGATGCGCAGGTTCGCTCGCAGGCAGGCACATTCCCGCTCTCATTGGATGGCGGCAACTTCTCAAGTGTTGCCGCAGCTGCACGTATGAGAATGGCGGAAGCCGTTCGCCGCATCGGCTGACAATTCACGACAATTTATCAGTTTGCCGCCTGCTACTCCGGGGTTGCAGGGCGACGGCGCTTGTTTTGCCCGGTATATAGAAGGAAGCGCACACCATGAAAAAGGGTGCTCACTTTATCGCGACCGTCGCCGCAATCTTCTGCGTCGGTTTGGCATTTGCAATCTTTTCCGCAGATCCATCACATGCAGCAACCTTGGATTATGGCCTGCTTTCCAAGTCTGCGGGTCTGCATCACCTTATCGAAGCAAGCCCGGTGCTTCTGGGCCTGCGAGCGCAACTTGCGGATATAACGACGCGGGCTGAAGCGAAGCGTGCCGAAATCACAGATGATATGGATGAAGCGGCGGTTCGCGCAATCGAAACTGCGCATGCTGCAATTTTGGCCGAAGCCGCTCCAGTGCAGACTGATATTGCTCGACTGGAAAATGAGCAGCGCAACGCGCCTCCTGCTCAAACGAACCCGCAGGCCGTTGCCGCTGAAGCTGTCCGCGCAGAACGTGAACGCTCAAACGCAATTGAAGAACTGGCAACCCGTTCTGGATTCCCAGAACTCGGTCGCGAGCACATCCGCTCTGGCACAGAGGTTGTTGCATTCCGCAGTTTGCTGCTTGATCAAATGGTCAACAATGAGCGGAACGCTCCAACTGACAGCCGTGTCAACGTAATTCGTGATGAAGGCGACACTCGTCGTTCTGCGCAGATTGAAGCTCTGGCCTATGGTCTTGGCGCACCAACACCAGATGCAGGTCCTTCGCAGGCTGCTCGACAGTTCATGGGTATGGGCCTTGTTGATCTTGCGGCGGAAAGTGTCAACTATCGCGGTCGCCGTATGATGAATGCGCGCGACATCGACGATGTATTCACCCGTGCATCGCACTCGACTTCGGATTTCCCTGCGATCTTCGAAGGTGCTGTTAATCGCACTTTGGAACAGCGTTATGCGCTGGCCCAGCCGACATTCAAGCGCTTTGCGCGTAAGCGCAATTTCCGTGACTTCCGTCCAGATACCACCGTGAAGGTCGGTGATTTTCCGCTTCTGAAAAAGGTGCTGGAAAACGGCGAGATCAAGTATGGCTCGTTCGGCGAAGGCAAAGAGCAGGTGCAGGCATTCAGCTATGCGATTGCGCTCAACATCAGCCGCCAGATGCTTATCAATGATGACCTCGGTGCGATCTCAGAACTTCTGACAAGTTATGGCGCTTCCGTAGCGTTGTTTGAGGAAGTCACCTTCTATGCCGGTGCGTTCAATGGCAAGCTCGCTGATGGCAAAGCTGTTTACGATGCCGAACACAAGAACCTTGCTGGAACCGCATCAGCCATTACGGTCGACGCCGTTGGCGAAGGTCGTAAGGCGATGAGCAAGCAAAAGAGCATCGATGGCAATCCACTGCTTTCGAACGCTGCTCGCATCATGCTGGTCGGTCCGGACAAGCTGACCGAGGCTGAAAAATTCCTCGCTTCGATTACGCCTGCCACCGTTGCGACTGTCAATATTTTCTCCGGCAAGTTCGAACTTGTTGAAACGAGTCAGATCGAAGGCAACGCCTGGCATTTGCTTGGAGATCCAGCAGCGGGGTCAAACTACCGTTGGGGTTATCTGGAAGGCTATGAAGCACCACGCGTTCGCATGGATGAACCTTTCGGTCGGCAGGGTTTCAGCATGTCGGTTGAACATGACTTTGGTTGTGGCGCTACCGATTATCGCTTTGGCTATAAGAACGCCGGGGCCTGATTGAATAGCGGCGGATCTTATTGATCCGCCATTCCTCCCGTTTCGATATTCAGAAGGGTTATTCCCATGAAAAACTATATCCAGCCCGGCAAGACAATCACCGTTCCTGCGCCTGCTGATGTCAAGTCTGGCGATCTTGTTGTTGTCGGCGATCTGTTCGGTGTCGCTGAGTTTTCAGCCGCTGAAGGTGATCCGGTCGAGATTGCGACCGAAGGTGTCTTTGAGTTGCCAAAGGTGGCAGCACAAGCTTGGACCGTCGGCGCTAAGATTTATTATGTCGCCGCAGATAAACTTTTGTCGGCGACCGCTGGCAGTAATTTGTTTGTTGGTCACGCGACTGAGCCGGTTGCCAATCCGTCCGGATCTGGCGCTGTTCGCCTGTCGGTGTAATCGGACATGGTGAACTGGCGAAAACTTGAAGCGATGGTCGATCAGAAGATCGGCCAAAGCTACGGCGAGTCAGTTCGCCTGTCTTTTATGAAAGGGCAGGTGGCTGATCCCGCCCAGCCCATGATCGACATCAATGCTGTGCTTCATGTCGGCGGGGACGATTCTCGCGCACCCGGTCCAACTGGCACATATCGTTCCCGCCTGTCGCTGGGCGAAGCTGAGTTGTTCCTTGATCGCTCGACCTATTCCGGACCGGTCCCGAAAGAGGGTGACAAGATCCGTGCCAATGATCGCGATGGAAAGCCATGGTTTGAAGTGGCTGCGGTGTCGGATCGTTACAGCAATCTCATCGTTTTAAAGTTGGGGCATAACTAATGTCGATTGGCCGTATCGCGCTACGCATTGCTACCGTCGAGGCTTTGCGTGGCAATACTTCTGTTGAAGGTAATGTGCTCGATAGTGAGATTGGTTCAATCGATGTTGCGGCAGATGCCAGTCTCCGCACCAATCAGCAAAAGCCGTTTATCTCTGTTTACACTGACGGCGCTAAAGCAGACGATCTCGGCAGCGGTCGAAGGCTTTGGGTAAACGGTCTAACCGAACTTCTAATCGAAACCGGCATCACCGCGTCGATGACAGAAACCGATCAGGAGACCGGCGAAAGCACGATCATTGGCTTTGGTATTCCTGCTGCCGACGCCGCCCTTGAACTTTTCCTCGATGCGGTTGATCGGCAGGTTGTCGCAGTGCTGATGGATCCAGACAATGTCTGGTCTGAAATCTGGCGCGGTCTGGTCAATAACATTTCAAAGGTCGAACGCAGGCGCACGGCGGATGCGGAAACAGGCACGCGCATGGCAGCTCATCAGCAATGCATTGTATGCGATATTCTGCCAGATCCGGTTTATGGCGCAGCGATTGCGCCGACATCGCTTTGGCTAAAACTGCTCGATCAGATGGAAATCATCGATCATCCATATTTATCAACTCTGCGCGGTCTTCTCGGCATCGATGTGGTGCAGTCGAAAATTTCTGAGCAACGTCGGCGCTTCGGTCTAACACTGGATGAGGCGAGGGCGCTTTGCGATATGCCGCCTCTCGGCCTTGAGGCAACTGAGCCGATTATCAGCAATATAGTGACTGAGAAAATCAATGGCTGATGGTCTGGCAAATATCCTAGTTGAAATGCAACGGCGCATTTTTGAAGTGGAACGCCGTCTTGCCAATCAGCGGCGCACTGGCGTCATCGATGAGATTGACCATGCCAAAGGCGTTGCACGGGTCAAAATTCAAGGCGGCGATCAGCCGTTTCGTACTGGATGGATTCCGTGGAAAGAGATTGCCGCAGGCGGTATCTCAACCCACATTCCGCCGACAGTCGGGCAGCAAGTCGATGTTATGTCTGAAAGCGGTGATCTGACAGATGCCGTAATAGACTTCTCAACACATTCGAACGCAAACCCGCGTCCCCACGATGGACCCGATGCGGTTATTACTAAGGGCGGCGTAAAGCTTTTCATCAGTGACGACACAGTCACCATTGATGCTGCCAATATCACTTTCACAGCCGCAAGCGGGAACTTGGCCTGATGCCTTTAATCGTTCGTCTTGGTGACACATCCAGTCACGGCGGCACGGTGATTTCGTCTGCGGACAAATGGACCTGCGAAGGCAAGCTCATCGCCAGAAAAGGCGATCTGCACTCATGTCCAATTCCCGGTCACGGCGTTACGTCCATCGTGTCAGGTTCCTCAAAATTCATCTGTGAAGGCGATCCGGTTGCGCGCACGGGCGACACGACGGGTTGTGGCGCAACGTTGATTTCAGGCGCGGCTAAATGGTCGTGTGATTAACAGGAGAAATTTCAATGAAAGTCATCGTCAAAGAAAGCGGTTTTTACGGCGGTACCTATTATACCGCTAAGGCCGCAGAGCAAGAGATTCCGGATGCGGTCGCTAAGCAGTTTATGGCTCCCTATGGTCATCAGCTGGAAAAGCCAGAAGATCGCCAGAAGGTTACGCGTCCAACCAAGGATTAAGCCATGTCATCACTTGGGCTTTCGAATGTGGATGGCGCGCTGAAAACAGGCTTTGACCACGTTCGGCAGTCCATTGAAGTCATATTGAATACGCCTATCGGTTCGCGTGTCATGCGCCGTGATTTCGGCTCTGAGCTTATGGCGCTGATTGATAGGCCGTCGAATGATCAAACCATTCTCGCGATCTATTCGGCTTGCGCAATGGCAATTGCCAAGTGGGAACCGCGCTTTGCACTCACCGGTATCAATATCAGCGATTTGACCGTCCAGGGTGCCGTCACTCTGCAAATCACCGGCGTTTACTATCCCAACGGTCACAAGGGCGATTTCTCAGTCACTGAGAATGAAACTTCTGCGAACATCACTCTAGCAAGGACATTGTCATGAGCCGCTTTGTTGCGCCAAACCTGACTGACCTCGGCGATGTTCCAAGCGTCGTTCCTGTGGATTTTGAAGAGATCAAGGCATCGCGCGATGAATATTTGATCGCGGCACTAGACCGTTTCGGCATCACATATGACGTTGCCAAGCTTGAAACCGATCCGATGGTGATCGCCTTTTCCGAAGGTGGCGGCTATCAGGAAATGAAGTTTCGGCAGCGGGTGAATGAGGCTATCCGCGCCTTGTCCTTAGCGACAGCGATTGGTGGCGATCTTGATCATATCGCTGCCACCTATGCCGGCATATCGCGTCTTGTCTATGACAATGCCGCAGATGATCAGCCATTCAACTCGCAGTGGGATGATGTTCTCGGCAAGTGGGTGGAACTGGATGATATATTCCGTTCTCGCATCCTGCTTGCGTTCGAAGCGTTTTCGACGGCTGGGCCGGAAGGTGCATATACATTCCATGCTCTTGAATTGGATGGCACCCGCGATATTGCAGATGTCGCGGTTTATTCTGAGGAAGATGCGGCGGTCTATACGGCTGGGCTTCATGCAGATGCCTATTCCATGGGGCTGATCCCTGCGCCGTTTACAGGCAGGAATACCGGCGATCCGGTTCTTGCTCCAGAGATATTGATAGTTGTCTTGCCGGTCATTGGATATGGCGCAACCGATCAGCTTCTACTGGATCGAACTTTCGTTGCAGTGACACCAAAAGATGTTCGACCGATTGGCGACAATGTTCGCATCGAGCCTGCAACCGTGACCGCATATAATATCGAGGTCACGCTTTATTATGCACCGGGCGTTGATGTTTCGGCCATGGCTGCTGAAGCCAAACGGCGATTGACGGCTTATGCGCAATCGCGTCGACGGATCGGCCTTGCCGTGCAGCGTGAGGTTATCGGCGGGCGAGCAGCGGTGGATGATAATGTGACAGTCGACGTTACTTCACCTGCCGCTGACATTGAACCCGGATCTAAAGGCGTTGGGCAGGTTGGCACCATTACCGTTAATACAGTCCAGACACAGGGATCGTGGCAATGACGGCAGCACAAGCTATTGATGCTGTCGCTGACCTTGCCCGTTCCATTCTCCCCGCTCGATCTTCGCCGCTCACGGTAGCGTTACTCGCTGCGGAACTGGCAAGAATTGCGACGGTTGATCCGACAGTTATTGCGACGATCTGGAATCCGGAAACGTGCCCAAAGGTTTTGCTGCCTTATCTGGCAATGGGGGTGTCGGTTGATGTCTGGTCCGCTGATTGGTCGGAAGAACAACAGCGCCGTGTCATTGCCGCATCCCCTATGGTGCACCGGTTAAAAGGCACTCGCGGTGCAGTCGAACGCGCACTTGCTGCTTTCGATCTGGAAACGCGGATTGTCGAGTGGTGGGAGGATGGATCGCGGCGTGGCACATTTCGCGTTGAAATTCTCTATCGCAATGGCAGTCCAGTCTTCGATCTCGAAACACAGGCAGCGGCAATTGCGTCGGTCGATGCTGCCAAGCCAAAGTCACGCGTCTTTACCACACGTGCAGTCTTGCAGGCGCAGGGCAGTTTATACATCGCAGCCATCCCGCAAAGTCACATAACAGCGATTGCTCATCCTTTTGCATTTGCGCCTCCGGTTCTGGAGGCTTCCAGCTTTATTGGTGTTGCGCCCTGCGCATTTATCTCAGCCACAGCTCATTACAAGGTTTAGAAAATATGGCTCAAAACTCATTCGCGCTGATGACTAACCTTGGTCGCGCCAAGGAAGCTGCAGCGCTGGCAAACGGTACTGCCATTGTTATCACGCACATTGCTATTGGTGACGGATCGACTGTTCCGTCTGGTGGCGAAACGTCACTCTATAATGAAGTTGCTCGAAAAACGATTTCCGGTCACGGCACGGTAGTGGGCGCCGCAAACACGGCCTACTTCGATATTTTCCTTGCCGCCGCAGATGGCCCTTACACAATCCGTGAGGCAGGTCTTTACGATAGTGCTGGTGATCTAATCGCAATAGCTCGTTACGAGCCTCCGATCAGCAAACCTGTTCCGTCAAGTGGGCAGACCGTCGAGGGCACGGTGCGCCTGCAAGTAGCGTTTTCCAATATAGCCAATGTAACAATTGTCGTTGACCCCGCTTTCACGGTTCCATTGCAGCGGCTCTCTCGTTTGCCATGGATTCCTGTTCTGTCGATGAACATAACCGCTCCACCTGCAACTCCAGCTGTAGGAGATGCTTATCTCGTTCCGACAGGTGCAGCAGGACCATGGGCCGGACATTCAGGGAAAATTGCCGAATACACTGTGGCAGGATGGGCCATCATTACCCCACCAGAAGGCCACGGCGTAAGCCTGCCAGATGGTCGCGTTTTCGAGAAGATCGGCGGCGTCTATGTTGAAAAGCTGGCGCTCGATACACAAACAGGCAAGTGGAACTATGCTGTTGCTGGCGGTAGTGCAGATCAATTGACGGCGAACTTGACGCCTGCTCCCTCTGCTTATGCGGCAGGCATGGAACTGAAAATCAAAGTTCTTGCCGACAATACAGGCCCTGCGACCATAAATGTAAACGGTCTAGGCGCTCGCCCTATTATACGTGCTTCAGATATGAGCACTTTGAAAGGCTCCGATCTGGTGAGCGGTCGCATTGCCAGCATCACTTATGATGGTTCATCTTGGCTGCTGTCGGATGTTGTGACCGCACTTGCACCGTTAAACAGGTATTTTAACCGCGCTGGAACGAGCAGTGTGGCGACTGTTTCACTGACGCCCGCAGCGTCCGGTGCGATGCATTACGGGCTACTCACCAAAGCCATCACATACAATCTTCCTCCTGCGGCAGATTTTGGCGTTGGCTATATCGGGTTTATGAATAACCTCGGTTTGGGCGTGACGATCAATGCCGCAGCTGGTGTCGATCGTGACGAATTTCAGTTTATGAATAACCCCAAGCTGAAAACAATCACTTTGTCTGACGTAAAAAGTTGGGTTGTCCTTTTTTGCGACGGCGAAAACTGGCTGTTTTTCTCAGGTGACATCGGACTGAATGCCAAGCTGGGACAAAGCCTTTCCTCTGTCGGTTACAAAAAGCATGACGGTGGCCTGATCGAACAATGGGGAACATCGGTCGTTGCGACGACCAGTTCTGCATACGGCACCGTCTATTTTCCAAAACCGTTTCCTAATCGGACATTCATGGTTGTTGCTGGGAGCGCGATGGGAAACAGCGGGATCGCCAACAAGGTAATGTCGGTATTCGATACGGCTGCACCTGATGCCTTTAATTTTTACGCGGATGCTCCCAGCACAACATTGCGCATCAACTGGATGGCAAGAGGATATTAGAAATGCGCTATTACGCTTTTTTGAAAGATGACGGTCGCCTCAATGGGTTTGATATCCTCAATAAGGATGACGAAGCGCCGGACGGAGCCGTCGAGCTATCTGCGGAGCAACATGCATTGTGGTCGGTTGAGCAGCATCTGTTGTGGTCGGATGGGGAACTGGTTGTTGATCCGGCTCTTGCCATAACGCTCGCGACGATAAAAGCCGCGCTGAAAGTTGAAGTTGATCGCTTTGCCGAGATCGAGCGCCTGAAATACATCACGCCCGGCCATGGTCAGGCCATGACATACCAGCAGAAAGTTGCTGAAGCACAGGCGTTCAAAGCTGCGACTAACCCGAAAGCGGCTGATTACCCGATCCTTTCATCTGAAGTAGGTATCACGGCAGACACACTTGATGAGGTCGCCAACATCGTTCTTGCGGCCTTCGCCCAGTGGCAACAGATCGGTGCAATGATTGAAAGCATCCGCCTTGGTGCCAAGCGTGACATTGATGCGGCGCAAGATGAAGCCGCAGCCCGCGCCATTATTGATGCCATCGTCTGGCCGCACCCGGCGCTCTGAGATCGCCTGAAACATTAATTCCAGAAAACCTGACCTTGTGAGGTCTTAATCAAAGGAGTGCCGCAATGGCATCTGTTTCCTTTCACCATGGCACGCGTGTATTCGAAAGTGCTGAAACCCCGCTATTGGTTCGCATTGCGCGAACGGCTGTAATTGGTTTGATCGGCACTGCGCCTGATGCGGATGCTTTGGCCTTTCCTCTGAATAAGCCAGTGCAGATCCTGCGGGCGCAGGATGCCAATGCGCTCGGCAATGATGGCACGCTGAAATCAGCCGTAGACAGCATCTTTGATCAGGTTGGCTGTCCGATTGTTGTTGTGCGTGTCGAGGCTGGACTTACCACTGCTGCAACGTGGGCCGCGCTGATCGGTGATCAGACTGCCTTCACCGGCGTTCATGCGTTCCGCCGTGCGTCATCCGATGGTCTTTATAAGCCAAAGCTGCTTATCGCTCCCGGTTTTACGCAGACTTCCGCAGCTGACGGTATTGCATCAATCAATGTCACCGTTGGGGGCAGTGGTTACGATGCTGATACCACAACCGTTGCAATCGCTGGTACTGGTTCCGGCGCGGAAGCGGAAGCCATTGTTGTGGAAGGTGCGATCACGGGCGTCATCGTTCGCAAAGCAGGTTACGGCTATACCGGAACGCCAACTGTTACGATCACCGGTAAGGCAGGCGCAAAGGATGCGGCGGCAACTGCTAATACCGGGTCAGTCATGAACCCGGTATTAGCAGAACTTGCAGGCGTTGCCGAAAAGCTGAAAGCCGTTGCCTACGTCGATGGGCCGGACACGACGGATCAGGCGGCGGTGCAGTATCGCGGTTTGATCAATTCGGGCCGCATTTCAATCTGCGATCCGAAGGTTCTGAAATTCGACACCACACTTGAAGCGAATGTGCCGTCGCCGTCGTCGCCAATCTTTGCAGCGCGACAGGCCCGTATGGATCTTGAGCAGGGCTTTTGGTGGGCTGGTTCTAACGTTGCTGTTGCTGGCATCGTCGGTGTTAATCGTCCTATCGAATATGGCGATCAGTCGAACTACCTCAATGAAAACCGGATCAACACGATTGTTAATATCGACAATACAGGTTTCCGCCTGTGGGGTGTTTGGACCTGTGCCGCAGAACTGCTCTGGCAGTTCATCCCAGTTCGCCGCACGGCTGATGCTATCAATGAAGCGCTGGAAAAGGCTTATCTTGATTTCGTCGACAAGCCGTTTAGCGAAGCCAATCTCAAATTCATGGTTGAAGGCGGACGGGCATTTTTGCGCCAGATGGAACAAGAGGGCGCAATTCTCCCCGGTCATGATTGCTGGTTGCTCGACAGCAATTCTGAAAATGACATGGCGCAGGGCATCATCAAGCTTGGCGTGAAGTTCGAGCCACCTGCGCCGATGGTTGATATTCGCATTACCGCGCATCGCAATATCGCAAGCTATACGCTTCTGCTCAACAAAGTTGCGCAGCAGATCTCGTCTGGCACGGCTGGTTAATTACCAGCTTTCCCCACTCACACAGTTTCAACGTCATTAAGGGGTTAGGCTCATGTCTGACATGCCACGTTATATTCTGCGCAACTGCACGATCTTTGCAGACCGCGTATCCAAGATCGGGCAGGCAAGTGAAATCACTCTTCCTGTCCCGACTGAAAAAGTCGAAGAGCTGCGCAATGCCGGTATGGTGATGCCTATCGACGTGCCTATGGGCTTCGAGAAAATGGAAGCGAGTTTCAAGCTTACCGGTTTCGATCCGCAGGTGATCAAACTGTTCGGTCTCGAAGTTGGTGCCGAACGCGAGTTCATGGTGACAGGTGCACTTGTTCATGAGGATGGCACAGTCATCAACGCCATGGCCTATATCCGTGGTCGCCTGATTAAGAACGATCATGGCGGCTGGAAGCCAGGCGATATGGCTGAGAACGATTTCCAGATCACGCTGCGTTACTACAAGCTCGAAGTCGAGGGCGCGACCCTTATCGAGATGACCCCGTTCGATGTCTCCATCGGCGGCACGTCACGCACATCTTCCATCCGCGCAGCGCTTCTCGTCTAAGCTTCAATAGAGCAGCAGCGCCTTATCCGCATCGGTTGGGCCTGCTTTCAATGCTTCCTGCCTCAGCTTTGCGACTTGGAGCTTGATTTCATCAGCATTCATCTTGGCAGTCATCATGTCGAGATTTTTTTCAAGCAGCGCAAGCATGTCGTCTTTGACGGCAGTTGCTGCGCTGTGATCTCTGATCCACCTCAATTCGCGCAGTGCTGATTTGAGCTTTCGCTCGATGATGTACGACGCCAATCGGTTCGAGGAATTATCGATGTCCAGTTCGAACTGTGATTTCATGAACGCCCCTCCAGTTTGCCCGGATTTAAGTGAGCGGGTCTGGCGCACTGAGTCAAGGTATCTGTTTGCAAAGCAACGTGCTCCGTTCGGTATATCTGCCGACGAGAGCATCCATATTGAGTTCATGGCCGGTCGGGGCTGCATCTATTCAGCGACCGTCGAACTAATCCCCTCTGACTACGCCCGCGAAATGGCGAAAGCCGTCACTGATGCTGTTGAAAGCGTCAATGAGCGCTGGGGCCTGCCGCGTAGCTCTCTCGACAATTCATTCACCGGCATGAGTGCGCCGGTCAATTCAGAAACAGGAAAAGACAATGTCTGACAACAAAACAATCAAGCTTTCCAAGGCCTACAAACTTGGCGGCACCAACACCGAAGAAATCACGATCCGTGAGCCGAAGCTCTCCGACATGATAGTGGTCGAGAACGTTGCTAAGGATGCAGGCAATAATGCCGTTATGGCGCTGATGATCGCGCAGCTTTCTGGCGCAACTCAGCCTGAAGTCATCGAGCTTTCGATGATCGATTACAAGAAATGCGCAAAGGTGGTTTCCCCTTTCTTGACGCAGGACAGTCCGGCTGGCGACGACTGACCGTCTGGCTCTGCCAGAAACTTCACACACCAATGACGACGTTTCTGGAAATGTCACCGCAAGACGCAATGCGGTGGCGTGATGAAATCCTTGAGCTTGAAAAATTGCAGGGACGATAATGGCTACTCTGACTTCAAAACTGATTGTCTCACTTGTCGATCAGGTATCAGGTCCTGCTCGCGGTGCAGCTGCGGCCCTGCGAGGTTTGACCGGTCACGCAAATAGAACCACCGCCGCCATAATGGGTGCTGGCGGTGGGTTTTCGGCTGGCGCC